TCCTTGGCTTGCTGGATGACCGGCGCCTGACCTGGCAGGTTGACCTCGATACGCTTCAGGCCGGTGATGGGCTGGCCGTCGTACCCCTCCATGAGCAGGATCGGCTTTTGCGTGTACGCGGCATTCGCCTGCTGCTGAGCCGCCAGATATGACTGATAGTCGCCGGAACTGGCGCAACCCGCCAGCGCCACCAGGATCGGAATAGCAATGATCGGTTTCATAGGTATTTCCCCTTTTAAGGAATAACAGGCCAGCCTGAATGCCAGTCGTAAGTGATGATGTCCGCCACGGTGGTCATCGCATCGATCGCGTCGCAGTGCTTCCCGCGGATGCCGTCGATGGCGGCTTCTGCTTGCAAGAATGGCTTTGAATTAGCGAGCACCCGCCCGGCCAGATCGGCCAGCGTGATGCCACGTATGGAGGCGATAGCAGATAGCGTGGGTGCCTGTAGCGGATCGGATGTGGATGTGTAGGCGCGCGCCTCGTTCAGCTTGAGAGCCCAGCTTGCCATTTCTCCTGCGCTGCGTCCGCGAACGACACGGTTTCTCAGCCCTGCGGCATAGGCATCAATCTCTCCCTGCCGCTTGAGCTTCGAGGTGGCGAGATCATCTTGCCCGATGGTGTCCGGCGGCAGTGGCGTATTTCCGGCGGTGAGCCAATTCTGGTATTCCTGCCACAACGCCGAAGAGCGGTCTGGCGGGATGATGGTGCGGGTTTCGAAATCGAACACACCACCGCTTTGGAGGATTTGATAGCGGCTCATTTTTAGTTAATCCTGTATTTCATGAATATGTTGAACTTGGCTGTTTCTGTCAGGCTAGATGCAATCTCGAACAAACAGGATGTGGCGAATGGAATTTGGTCTAAATTGAAGGAGCTTCCGACGGTTCCCACATTCGTTATGTCCCATCCACCTACGCAATAAAACCCAAGATTAGCTCCTGCTAATGCGCCGGATGTTGAGTCGAAAACCACGATGCCGTCGAGAGTCAGTTTCATTCTGAGCTTGCGCGAGGTGCTGTCCACCGTTGATATCCCAAGCATATTCAGCACACCGGCACCGGTAATGTTCAGAACCGTCGCCAGCGTGTTTGCGGTCAAAGCACCGGACAATGACGTTGCCACCCCGCTAAGCGGAAACTGAGACGCACTAGGTGTCGTAGCGGCAACGGGAAAAGACCAGCCACTACTCGACCATGTATTTTTTATTGCGGTAGGTGTTGTGTTCAGAGTGCCTTTTAGCGCGTTTAATTTAGTCGCCAAAGCCGATGTGTAGTCAGCATTACTCACCGCCGTTGATGCAGGTGCGCGGCTACTGATAGCTGCATCAAGATAATCAATCTTCGCCGCCCGCGCCGCCGTCCAGTAGTTGGTAAACCATCCGATGATGGTGGCGAGCTTGCCGGGTACGCCTAATAGAAAATCAATCATTGTTTAACTCCATGTCGTTGCTGTTACGTTTGCGTTGGCGTCATAGGTGATTGTCTTTGTGCCAATCGTTGCCCAAGTGGAGCCGGAGTCCGACGAGTAGCTGTAAACCGCTTGAGTGACACTCCCGGCTGCGCCTCCCGTTGTGCCCCACGTCAGCGCGGCATTGATCTGCTCCGTGCCTTTCGTATAGGTGAGCAGCGCAGGCTGGGCGGCCGTTCCGCCAGATACGGCGAGGCTGAATCCATAAAACCCCCCGCCCATGATGCAGGCATCGCGCACCGCCTTGAGGTTGTTGCGCTCGGATTGCCCCATCTGCGTGAGCGTCTGGGTTGTCGCGTCTGGGGTGGTGGGATCAAACAAAACGTATGCCATTTAGACTCCTTGCCATTCGTAGCGGAACGGGCTTGCTATTTTTGCCCCGGTTTGATCGAAAACGTAAACGTCAAAAGTTGTTGATCCTGCGCTCCCGCCGATGATGATGTTATCGTAGGTGGCCGATCTTGCCGTTGTGCCTTGCGGTGTGATGGTGATCTTTTTCACCGCCACGTATTGATTCGCCAGCGTGATCGTTACCGGGCCGGATGCGCTGCTGGTTCCGGTTCCGACTTCTTCGCGCGGGATGGCATCTACTCGGATATTCTGAGCGGGCATCGTGACTTTCAATGTGCTGGTAGTCAGAGATTCATGCTTCATCCGGGCGAATCTGGCGTTGAGTTTCTGGCTTAGCCCAGAGGGGTAATTCCATGTCGAGTTGTCTAGCGAATTCCCGAGATAGCTGATATGCGATCCAGAAATATCAGCCACCGTCGCCGTTCCCGTCCACTGCCCACCGAGCGCCAGGCCGAAGTCCTCCACCTCGCCAAGCCATGTGCTTGTCACGCTGCTGTGGTAAGTAGCTGCAATGTTTCCGTAGGTGCTTGCCGTGTTCGGAAACTTGGTTGCTGCCAGCACGCCATCTTCCGTTACTGCGTAACTATTCGTGTCTGTCGGATTGATCGTATAGCTCGCCATGTTGGTTAATGTCGGATTAGTCTGATCGTAACTGGCAACCAGGAACGCTGCGGCATCGCTGGTGACGGTGACGTTTGCGGTAGCGGCGGTGGCGCTATACTGCCCCACAGAATCCAGCGCTTTGACGTGGATCGTCCACGTGCCCACCGGTATCTGATCCGACGTAAGGCGCAAAGCGTCAACGCGGTCAATGAGCAATGTGGATGCCCAAGCTACTCCTACAGCTCCATAGCGCACCTCATAACGCCAGATGTCTATATCTACAGCAGGGAGCCACGAGACATAGACACGCCCGCCTGCCTCAAAGGCAGCGACGCTCGGCACGTTGCCGGGGATGAGGTATTTACCACGCGGGGTGATGTTGGCCTGCGCCCATGCGCCCACCGAGCCGATAGTTGTTATTGAGGCAACCTTGACAACGTACTCAACGCATTCCTTCACGGCTGCGGTGCGGTAAACTGGCGATAACGTGCTGGCAGTGTCGATCAGCGCACCGGCCTGGTAGACTTCGATGCGGTAACTCTCAAGATAGGGATAGGCTACGGCATCCCAGGTTGTTTTGATGCGCGAGGAATAGGTGCCGTTTTCGAGTTGATAGACTTCCTCCGCGGATATAATGCCGGTAATGGCGGGTGGCGCTGCCGGATCGGGCAGCGTGGTGTCTGCATAAGTAGGGCTGGATGAGACGACATCAGAATAAGCGGCGGGATCGTATTCAATCGCGGATATTTGCCAGCGCCCGGCGTCTGCAATCTTTGCAGACATGACGCGCATGAGTTTTGCAGACAGCCCGATGGGGTGAGTGATGTCAACAATGTCGCCTACTTGCAATTGCAGTGCTTCGTCAAATGCTGTGAAATCTGCTGACAAGTCTGACAAGGTAAGCTTGTTCAGACGCTCGATTGACTCGCGCATGGCCTGGCTATATCGCGTGATCCCAGGCAGGCTTACCTGCGAATCGCGGCGCGGTGTAGTTCCGGCGTCTACCCCTGATGCCTTTGCAAAAGCCGATTTCTCGGCCCATGGCAAAACGCTGGTGTCGGTATAGCGCAGATCGATCACTGTTGGGATTTGCTGCAATCCTCGCTTCTTGAGTTTGAGCGAGTTGGCGACGATATTGGAAGCCGTGAAACTGAAAACAGATGTGCCCGGCGTGTCAGGAATCAATCGATAATTAGATCCTTCCTGGCTGACAAAGCATCCGGCATAGGTGCGCAACGCTTCGATCCATTGCGTGCATGGGTTTGTCTGATCCAGTACAAGTCCGATGATGCGGCGCTTTTCTCCGCCGATCAGTTCGTCGCAAAAATTCGCAGCAGCTATCAGGCTGTCCGAATCTACCGTTTTGCCCATACCATACACAGTCGAGGTAAGGAAATCGGCAAGCGCCAGCGCGGGGTTGTCCGAGTAGGCCGTCAGCCCGGTGCGCGGATCGTAGAGTTTCAGGCCCTGAATAATAGCTGCGAATGTCGGAAAACCGCTTGTCGATCCAGACGGTATCCTCGCCACGGTGTAGGCAACTCCGGGCAGCGCATCGGCATATGAGATCCCGTAGCTGGCGTATGCAGAGACAAGCAGAGAATCGACGGGCTGGCTTGCCGTGCCGTTGTAGTTGGTTATCGTGATTCCAGCCGGGAGCGCGTTATCGCTCTCGGTGATGGTTTCAATGGCGTTTATTTCTCCCTCACCCCACACCAGCACCATGATGAGATCATTCTGATAGGTGAGTACATCGGCCACCTGAGCGCCAACTCTCGTGCGCCCATAGATGATGCGCAGCGGGGCGTTCTCGGCGGCAATCTGGGTTTGTGTGTCGCTGGGAATGCTAGCCACGCTGTTGATGTCGCTCCGGCCACCGACAGGACTTGGAACTTCGATGAAAAATCCGGGGACGTGATTTTCACGCCGCGTTTTTATCCAGTCGGGTTCATTGTAGATTCCTGGCAGATAAGGCTGGCCACCAGTCGGAGGGGTATAGCTCACACTTCCTCCATCATGACAGTAGCGGTGTAGTACCCGCCCGGCTCATATTTGTATGTCGGCCTGGCAGAAAAAACGCAAGTCCTGGTCGCGCCATCTGCCGCGCTGGTGTAACTAAACGGCAGCAGACGATTGGCTGCATAGAACGCATCCAGCGTTGCCTTTCCAACCGAGTCCAGGTACGGGTGCGAAATCTTGAAGCTAGACTTGTCGTTAGCGTAAATGCGCACCCGAGCGGTGCCGTCCTCGGCGCGGTCAACCAGCAACTTCGTGGCGTTCTGCGGATCAGCGCCGAAGCTAGTCGGTAGTGTTGGGTATGTCGCCATTATCCACGCTCGAGAATATAAGTTTGCCCGCCCCAGGTTATTTTAGTACCTGCCGGGCGTAGTTGGTTGAATCCAATTCCCGGCCCGATAAAGCGGCGCGGCGCGTACAGTGTTTTGTTGTTCTGCCCGACAAGCGTAATACGCACGGCATCTGGCCCAATATCTGCTTCGTCGGCCACCCCGTCAAATACCGCAACCGGATCAAGCGCGCCAGGATTGTCGCCGTAGAACTTCCAGATTTTTACCGGGCGATCCGCTACGCCATCGTTGAGCACCAGTGAGGAATAGGCCAGATCGGTGTTGATGATGTCGATCGAGCCAGTTTGTGCGCCTTTCCCATCCCAACTCAATCCGCTGACTTTGCCCAGCCTGCCACCCGTCCAGGTATATCCGCCCCAGGATTGATCCCCGCGAGTGGATAGGCGAATGACGGCGGAGAATGAGATTTCCACCAGGTAGGCCGGGGTTGTAACCGTTGATTCGGTGGCGGTTGCGGTGGCTGTGGTTAGGGTTCTCATGCCACAGATACCTCGGCATTATTCGTTGCATTGTAGATTGTCACAGTGGCCGGTGGCGTCGGCTTGTCGGCAGCGGCTTTCAGGGCAGCAGCGGCATCGTTCAGACGCGCGGCGGCTTCGTCCATTTTCGCCGTCAGTTTCGCAGCGAGGTCGTTGTGCTCCTTGGTGATGGCGTCCTGTGACTCGTTTAAACGCTTGGTTGTGAGGTCGTCCACTTTGGTTAAATAGGCGACAAAATCGCCTGCCGCGCCTTTCTGTTGGTCGGCATCGAGCAGGCCATAAGCGGCGTTTATGTCTTTATTTATCTGATCTGCAAGTCCTTGGATTTTGGCGGGATCGCTTGCGGTGCTAAGTTGCTGGTAAAGCGTATCCGCCTGAGTGCGCAGGTAATCGTATTTGGCCGGGTTATCCATTACCGACATTTTTATAGACTCGATGCTGTCGGTATACATGCTATGTGTAGCTGACAGCGCGGACTGTATCTGCTGGATCATCTGCATCTCTAGCTGATACTGTCCCTGAGTAGCGGCGGCCAGATTTTTCGTGGCGGCGGCGCTGCCGTCGTAAGTCGAGATCATCGCCATCAGCGCATCGTTGTGGCGCTGCATTGCGTCTGTCGCGCTAGATGAGCTCAGCGCGATCTGGTTCATCGCATCTTTCAACGGATCAGCCTTGACGTAATCCTTGATGGTGCTTACATCATTGATCTGCGCCATTGCCGCGTCCATCATTTCGGTGGATGCGGTCTTGATGTCGCCAAGGCCGTTGACGATGGCTTTAAATATGGGGTCAACATCCGCCGCCGATATTGCGGCCATCGTCATCCGCTTGCCTTCCGTGGCAAGCTGCGCACTTCCTTGTCCTCGGCCAGTGTCGTAAGTGCTGTTGTAAACCAGATTACCGTGTGAGTCGGTCATCCGAGCGCCTACATTGTCAGGGGCGGTTCCTTGCGGGTCGGTGTTGTAATACAAGCCAACCCGCATCCCAGATGAGCTTGCTCCGAGCGCTTTTAGTGTGGATGTAATAGTCGCTGCGGCCTGATCGGATATTTGCTTTACATCGGCGCTCTTGTACGCCATCGTAATGCTCGATCCGGGCTGTTTGTTGAGATCGCTTAGTACTCCGTTATCGCCTATGCCGGTAGCCCATTCTCCGTTTGTTTTCGGGCCTCCACCCTTGCCGCCAAACATACTACCAAGCGCCACAGCGCCCAGCGCCGCCCATCCCCATCCGGGTATGGCCGCTAGTCCTCCGGCTGCTCCGCCAAGAGCGTCTGCGGTGGCGGTTGCTCCTGCCAGCCCGAAATCTCCCGTCTGAGCCGCAAGCATTGCGCCCTGCGTTACCCCGCTGCCGATCCCCATCGAGCCAAGCGCGTAATCTCCCATCACGGACATGCCGCCGTTGAACATGCTGTATGCCGAGCTGGCATTGCTTGCCATGTTCAGCAGTCCGCCGCCTCCTGGGCCTGCGATTGCGCCAGCCATGCCGCCGCCAGTCAGCGAGCCGTAAATTTGGAATGCGATCGGCTTGAGTGTGGCCTCGTAGATGGCGCTCAGTAATGCTTTTTTAAGCGTGTCGCCGATTTTCTGCGCGGCGTTCTTGCCCTGTGTTGCCCAATCGGTGAATACTTCTCGCGCCAACCTGTCTGTTTCATCCCACCCTTTCTGCCATTCCTTGGCCGAAGCGTCAGCGGCATCGGCAGCGGATTGTTTCCACTGGTTCGACTCCAATATGCTGCGGCGCTCTTTGAGCAGAGTGATAGTCTTGTTGAGATCGATTATCTCCTGCGCGCTCGCATCGCTTTCTTCTGCCTTCCGCAATGTTTGTTCGGCAGTGGCAATCGCGTCATCCTGGCGCGAGATGATGAGCGCATCGAGCGCGGCCTTGGATAGTCCGATCTCCTCGCCGTGCTCCTTCAGCTTGTCGATTTCCTTGTCCAGGCTGTCGTTGACTTTTTGGCGCGCGGCGTCTTCTGCCTCCATTTCCTGGCGATAGGCTTCGCCTGCGGCCTGCGCCGCTTTCTGCGCCGTGGCCTGCTTGTCCAGCGCGAGAGCGGATTCAAGCATGGATGAGACTCGGATTTTTTCCGCTTCGGTAAGCTTGATCGTGCCGTTCTGGATACCTACCATCGTATCCAGCGCGAGCTTTTGCGCGCGCGTCATCTTGTCTTGCGAATCGGATCCGGCCATCAGTTCGGCGTTTAGCTTGGCAACAGATCCGTAAACGGAATCGTAGGAATCCTTCGCGGCCTTGGCGCTGGTTTTCGTCTTGTCAGCGTATCGGCTTTGGATTTCAGTAATGGCGCTCAGGATTTCCGCCTGCGATTTTCCGCCTTGCGTGCCCTCGATCTCGGCCTGCGCGATCTCGCGCCACATCTTGGTGGTCTTGTCCAGGTGCTGCTCGCGCGCCTGGTCGAACGCGATGGCGGCTTGTTGCTGCTTGTTATACTCGGCCTTGGCGGTCGCGGCGGCGGATTCTGCAGCCGCGTTTTCTTTCAGTTTGTCGACGTATTTCTGCTGGGCATCGATATCCGCCTGGGTGGGCGCGAAAAATCTGCCCAGGTTGCCCTGCTGGTATTCGCTGAGGGACTGCTTCATCTTCTCCAGCTTGGCCTGGGCTTCATCGAGCGTGGTGGGCCGCCCGATATTCAGCATTGCGTCCCACGCGGACTTCGCGCCGTCCTTGACGTCGCGCCAGTAGCGTTGCAACGTGCCAAGATGATCGCGCAATTCGTCCGTTTTCTGCTCCACGTCTCTGGCGTATGCCGACTCCGCGAGCGCCGCTGCTGCTGCTTTGTTGCCCTGATCTTCGAGCGCCTTGATTTGCAAGTAAACGGATTCGGTTAAAAAGTGAGTCGCGTCATTTAGTTTGAGCGATGCTTCGACAGGCGACTTGCCGAGTTCGTTGAATTGCTTGACGGTTTCCTCTGCCGCCGGTCCACCCGCCCGTTCCATGTCGATGGCGGCCTGAGCGGCCTGCTGCAAGCCGTCTGCCGCGACTTTACCGCCGGAGGCTAATTCCGCCAGCACCTCGGCAGCGAAATGCTGCGTAGCGCCGGTGGCGGCGGCGACATTGCCGGCCATTGCCTGCAATCCGCTGGCGGTTTCCCCGGCCGCATTGCCGGTTAGGATGAGTGCGCGCGCGTATGCATCACTTTCTTCGGCGCCCATCTTGATGGCAACCGCGAACGCCGCGACAGCGGCAACGGCAGCAGTTATGGCCCCGCCAAGCCCGAAAATAGATGCCATCGTGAAATTGGTGCGCTCCGCCAGCACCATCATGCTGCCTGGCACGCGCGAGAAATTGCCGGACATGGCCTCATGCCCCAGCACCATCAGCTCGCGCCGCGCGCCGACCGTCGAGAATGCCGCTTTTTCGGCACCTTCCGCCGCTTGCGCGAACCCTGCATTGGCGGTCGCGCCGAAGCCTGAAACCGCCGCCTGAGCGGCCTTGATCTCGGACTGGATTTTTGCGTAGGCGGCGTCCAGCCTGGCGTCGTCGATCGCCGCCACGCTTCCGCTTCTGGCGGCCTGGTCGAGCGCCTTGAAATCGGCTTGCAGTTGCCGCAGTTTCGCGGACAGCGGATCGTAGCGGTCGATCAGCCTGGTCACGTCGTCCGCCGTTCTGCTCACCGCCTCGCTGTTTTGCCTGAAAGCCTGGCTGGCGGAGGCCATTTGAGCGGTCTGGTTGCGCAGGGCGTCGTTGAGGCGTTGCGACTCGGACGTGGTTTTACTGGACGATTGGCCGAGCTTGTCGATATCGCCGACGACGGTCTTGACCTCGGCTGAGGCCTCTTTGCCGTCGGCCGTGATCCTGATGCCGAGCGTGACCTCGTTACTCACGGTTCATTACCTCGAGCGCGGCCGATTCCATGACGCGGAGGCCATCGAATACTTCCAGCCGCTCAGAATCGGGAATTCTCATCAGTCTCAACACGCTCTCGCACGCCTCGGGGCGCAGCCCCAGGTAGATCAATCCGGCCATCCCGGCTGCGACGTTCCAGGCGCGGGTGAGCCTCAGAAATGCCTGGACGGTCGGCCAGTTACAGGGGTAGACCAGGAATCGCTCCTGGTCGTCTTCGTCTTCTTCGCGGATCCCGGCGATCGACTCGGCCGGGACGCCCAGCGCTCGCATTTCCGCCACCGCCGACTCGTCAATGCGATAAGCCGGCCGATATGCCGCCCAGTGCCGGGCGGCTTCCATCAGTTTTTTCGCTTGGCCTTTTTGCCGGCGGCGGCTTCGAAATAGGCGCTGATCAGGGCCGAGCGCACATACGGGATGCGCAGCACGCGGGACTGCATGTCGGGCGAATACTCCAGGTTCCGTCCGGCGGTATCCTGGAAGCCGCCCAGCTTGCGCAGCACCTGGTTGAGGATGTCGATATCCGCGTTGCCGTTGCTGTCGCGCGAGGCTTCGATCTGCTCGTCGATCTTTTCCTGCGGCAACAGGATGAAATCGGCGCGCACTTCGTGCTTGGCCACCGCGCCACCGTCCTGGGGGACGTTGATGATGACGGGCCAATCCTTGAGCAGCACTTCTTCATTTGCTTCGGGTACGATGAACATGGTTTTTTCCTTTGCTTGGGTTGGCGTTTAATAAACGAGAATCTTGATTTCGTCGTTCCCGGCGGTACTCGGCAGGAAGGCGAGGTCCATCTTCAGCGCCACGTCGCCGTTCTTGTCCTCGTAGGTCGGCTTGCTGACCTGGGCATTGCCGGACTGGATCTCGACGATGTTGCCGGGCACGGTGCCATGGATCACGTCCAGGCCGCCTTGAATCACGTTGCGCACGGCGGCGTAGTAGTCCCAGCTGGCGAGCGACGGATCGATGATGGTGATGGAGCCCTTCGAGGCGCGGTCCTGAATGGTCACGAACTCCTGGCCTGGCAGATTGACGTAGCCCACCTTGTTGCCGACATCGAGCGAGAAGGCGTACATCGGCGCGGCATGGCCTTGCAGATTCGGCATGGCGGTGTTGATGTTGTTGACCGCCACCGGCTTTTTCCAGGCGGCCAGGTTGACCGTCGGCGGTACGGCTTCGTCCGCGATGGCGCCATACAACGCGGTGAAGTCGAACTTGATCTTGGGGATGGCCTTGGCATCCATCGAAATGTTCGCGTTGCCCATCATGCCAAGCAGCTTGTGGTTCTTGAGCGACATATGGGCATAGCAGGAAAGGCTGGTGAAGGCGTTGGACACCGGGGTGAAATACACATGCGGCGGCATCAGATTGATGGTGAAGGTATCGCCCACGGCAAAAGGCGCGACGACGGTCGGCGTAATCGTGGCCGAATTGGGCAGCGCGAAAGCCGTCGCATTGGTCATGGTCACCCCGAGCTGGTTGTAGGCCGGATCAGCCGGGGTAGCCGGCGCCGATACCGTAAATTTGGCCACGCCGGATGCGCCGGCGGTCGTGCAGGTCAGCGTCACGCTGCGCGGCAGGGTGCCGGTGAATGCGGTGGTCTTGTCATAGGTGAACGAACCGGCCGGGGTGCCCGACGCGGTGGGCGGGCTGGTCTGGATCGTGGCCAGGCCGGCGACCGTCGTCTCGGCGAATCCGCAGGCCATCAGCAGCTTGCCCCAGGCGGGCGCGGTTCCCTGGGTGCCGGACCCCGCCAGCTCGACCGATCCGGACAGGCCGAAACTGGACGCCACCGGGAATTGCTCGGCGTTGCCGAGGAATGGCCTGATGATGTCGCGGCTGGCGGTTTCGATGTTTGGCGTGATGGTGAAGTCGCCCGCCACCAGCAAGGCATCGGCGGCGCCGGGCACGGCATCCACGCCGTAAGCCGATTCTACGGCCGCGCGGAAAGCGCGAATGCGGTATTTATTTGCCATTATTGCTTACTCCCATCAGTTTGCATTTCGTTCCCGTCCTCCAGGGAGAGGCGGGGGACCGTTACCGGATCGATTTTTTTAACGGTCCCGACCGGGATTCCGGCATCGTCGACGGGGACGCGGTTACCGTGTTCATCCTCGATATAGCGGCCACCACGGCCGCGATTTGGATCATCCATCACACACTCCTCAAGTAATAAGCCGTCACGAATTCGTCCTGCCACCACAGCACGCCGTCCTGGAGCTGGAGCAAACGCCCGGATCCGAACAGCACCGGATCGCAATCGGGCCCGGGCTGCCAGCCGAGCAAGACGGCCATCACCGCCGCGCGCAACGGCGCGAGATCGCCCTGGGCATTCTGGCCACGCGCATCGCGCAGGTTGGAAATCGCCAGCACGACGCCGAAACGCGCTTCGGCGCGCTGCGACACTGCCGAGACCAGGCTGTTTTCTCCGGCGCGTTCCGCCAGCGGGATGACGTAGGCGGCCGGCAGCCTGCCCTTCAGGTCCAGCCCGGCAGAGGCGAAATCCGCCGCGCCGGCGATTTTTTTCAGAGCCGACACGCTCGCCAGTCGCGTCTCGACAGCAGATAGCATCAGTAATCCGCCAGGAGATCGGCGCCGAACACGCGCGCATTGGCCGTAAACTGCACGCCGGCGGCATCGGGGACCGGCACGTCGACCGGATCGAGACCGAGCGACACCAGGCCTTTTGCCAGTGCCTGCAGCCATTTGATCACATCGTCGTGGCGATCCTTCACGCGCTCGTTTACCCGGGTGTCGTAGAGGTAGTAGCGCGCCAGGTCGCAGGCCTTGGGCACCAGCTCCGCCGGCACGCTGGCCAGCGGCAGGGCGTAGCGGCTGGACAAGTAGCTGTTGATCTCGGCATCGGCATCCGCCAGCGCCCGGGCAAGCACGGTCATGTCGATCGCGCCGGTATTGGCGCGGTCGGTCAGCTCGACCAGTTCTTCCTGGCCGAAGCGGTCGATCATGTCCTGGGCGACGGCGTAGCTCATGGCTTAAACCGATGTTTCCTGTTTGATCGCCTGCCAGGCAGCGTCCCGCTCCACGGCGGAAACCGCGAACCCGACCGCCGCGCTCAGCACGCCAGTATTCGGGCGCCCGTCGCTGATGACGTTCTCGGGGTTTTCCAGGTCAAGCGCGGCGATCGCGGTTTTGATTGCCGCCTCGCGTTCCGCAGGATCGAGGCTTGCTTCCTGTATCTCTTCCAGCGCGCCCAGTTCGACCAGCTCGTCTGCATCTTTCCTGTCCATGGCGATGGTCTCGCCTTCGCCATGGATACCGTCCTGGTCTTTGACCGGTGATTTCACTTTGTACTTGGGCATGGAGCCTCCTGTTATCACCCGACCTGGTCGCCCAGATCGGGTAGCTGGTTGCATTAGGCCGGGTTGATGATCAGGTAGCCCGAGGCGATGCCGGACAGCACCGGTGCGCGCTCGTAGTTCACCCCGTAAATCCAGCTCTTGGCGTTGTTGTCGTAGTAGGCCGGCTCGACGGCGGGGTTGCCTTCCATCGTGTAGGTGTAGCCGTAAGAGGGCTCTTCCATGCCGGACGGGCTGATCGGGACGTAGGCCAGGACTGCGTTGTTGCCCCATACATCCGTCGCCGCGTTGGCATCGCTGAAGGTGATCGCCTTGCCCACGACGACCTTGGACACGTTGAAATAATTGGCCAGCATGTCCTCGGTGAGGGACTCGTGCGTGGTGTACTGGAAGCGGGCGACCACGTTCGGATTGGTGCGGCACGCCTTGAAGGCCTGCGCGGAGAGCATCAGGACGTTGGGGTAAACGCCGGTGCTGGCGCGGATCGCATCGCGCCCGGCATCGACATCGGCCAGGGGGGTACCCGTCGACGCGCTCCATTTGGTGGAGCCGGACAGCGTGACTTTGTGGTTGGCGTCGTAATTGTTGGCGTTGAGGGCGAGCGCGGCCTGGTCGTTTTCCAGGGAGAGCTGCATGGCCTTCATGGTCTGGTTGACCGCGCGCGAACCCAGATCGATACCGGGGACGCGGGACGCATCGCGCATATGCTCGCGCGGCACCACCGCTTCGAGCGAATCCTGCAGCAGCGCGAAGGGCTTGCCCAGGTAGCCGAACTGCAAGCGCTTGGTCGCGCCGCCGGGGGCGCGTTTGGAGTTGTAGAGGCGGAACGATTCGCGTCCGAACTCGATTATCTGGCCGCCGCTGACCTGGACAGGCACGGCCGGGAACAGGTTATGGCCGATCAGCTCGGCGTTCTGATAGCCCTGTACGACGGTGGTCAGGATCGGGTCGATGACGCGCGCGCCGGAATTTGTCAATGCCATGGTTGATATCCTTTAAAAAATTGAGAATCGGCAGCCGTTTAACGGCGCAACAATACTTCGACGAATTCGCCGGCCCCGCCGGCGGCGCGTAGCGCGTCGGCGAACACGTATTCCGGCAGCACGGACCCGGTCAGCACCGCGCCGTTGGCGGCCGTTGACTGCATGGCCGTCGCGCCTGCGACAACCGCCAATGCACTGGCCGCAATGGCGCGGCCCGAGGCATCGACGATCAGCGCCGCGCCCGCGGCAAAAGCGGCGCCCGCCTCGATCACCGCGGTGCCGATGCAGGTCACATCCACATAGGTGTTGATCGGGGCGGACCGGTTGGCGACTCCCATGACTTTCTGGCCCTGTACGCTGGCCTGAAGTCCGTCGAAACCGACGGCGCGGCATTCGGCGATCGCGCCGGCCGCCATCACAGACTCGGAATGAATGCTTCGTGCTTGCTTGGCCATTTAATTGCCTCCTACGGCGTTGACTGCGGTTTGGTAACTGGTGTTGGGGTGCGCGGCCTGCCAGGCGAGCGCCTTTTTATGGATTTCAAGCCGGTCGGCGTCGACGGCATAGCCGCCGGGCGCCGCGAATTCGACGGTGTCACCGGCGCCTTCGACCTTGGCCACCTCGGAAAACTCCACCTGTTTAGGCAGCGCGGCGAGGAATGCCTTGAGGCCATCGGCCAGCGGCTGCTTCGCATCGCCTTCGCCGAACTCGACGACGGTATCCTGCCCGGCCAGGAAGTCCAGCGTGGCCACGCATACGTCTTTTTGCGCCGGCAGCAGCTTGCCTGCCTGGATCAGGCCCTCCGAGAAGGACAGGTGGCTGGCATGACAGGCAGCGCGAACGCGGGTTTTTTCGGCCTCGGCGAATGCGGCCTGTTCGGCCTTGAGCCGGGCGTTTTCGGCTTCCAGTTCGGCGAGCCGGGCTTTTTCTTCAGCAGACATGGCGTCTCCTTTGGGTTGTGGTTCGGTGAATGAGGAAAGGGGCGCGGGGTCGGTTTCCTGGGCCGCGTCGGCCTCGAGGGCGGAAACGGTGTAGCCCGGGACGACCTTGTCGGCCTCTTCCAGGCCGAACTTGCCGATGATCCAGTCGCGCAGGCTGCGCCACAGCGAGGCGTTTTGCATGTCGCCCCAGTCGGCGAACTCGACCACGCCCTCTTCGGTATCGGAGAATTCAGGCGTGCGAAGCCCCTTGACGGCCGGCGCCTGGGCGCCGAGGAAGCCGACATGGCGCAGGTAATAGACGCCGGGAACCGGGTTGTTGGGCGCGGAAGGGGAATAGAACGCGGCGCTGATCTTCTTGAACGCACCGGACTTCACCATCTCGGCAAAATCTGGGTTGACCTGGACCGGCTCGGCATCCAGCGCGCCTTCGGTAAACGCCAGACTGGCTACCCAGCCGTAGGCGGGGTTGTCGTGCCTGGGATGCCCCACCACCAGCGGCGCTTCGTGCCTGGCCGGGTCGTAGGCCGCGGCAGCAGCGGCCAGGTCGGATTCGGAAAACGACAACGTCGCGCCGCTCATCGCGGTATGCGTGCCGGGCTTGAAAATCTGGATGGGCTTGAATGTTTTCATGCCGCCCATTGTCCGGGGGCGGCATGGGCGAGTTAAGGCGGAAGATGTTCCGGGTAAAGGTCCGGGACTGTTTTTTCAGGCTATACGAAGCTCAGCTCATATCAAAATTGTAACCTGAATACAGCTAAAAAGACCATCGCCAACCACGTTAAACATGCGTTAATTTCTCGCGCTGTCGTTTTCTGCTACATGGATAAGGGTAGATACGCGCCGAACGATTGTAGGGCGTTTTATGCGATGGATCGTTTTACGCACCGTCCGCCGCATTCTGGATGGCGCCGCGCAGGATGTCCAAAACATCGTCGCGCCAGTCGTCAGGAAGTCCATCCGTTGGGATAAATTGACGGGCCGGAATCGTGACGCTCTTCACGAAAACCTTGTTCGGTCCGACCATGAAGAACAGCGATTTCCCGTTTTTAGCGGTGACGGTCCCGCCAAAATTCTGCAGCGCGCCCTGAACTTTATTGGTGCCGACCTCGACACTGTTGCCGCCCACCTGGTAGTCGATACTGTTCATCAGGTGCCCGTCTTTCACCAGGGGCATACCCTGGCGGGTTTTGAGTGGCGCCCAGGCGTTGCCGTATGGGTCGCGCGATCCGACGAATCCGCGCTGTATGTTGGACTTGAGCATGCGGCCGATTGATTCCAGCTCCTGGGCGGGATCCTCGCCCAGGGCGATCAGCCGGTTGAAGGCTTCGCGCACCTGGGAATCGGCGATCTCAATTTTGATGTCCGGCATGATTTGTCCTATACTTATTTTGCTGTTACCGCCCTGGCAACCGGGAAATTCGCCTTCCGGTTAGGTTTCCGGCTATGCCGGCAGTCTTTGCGTGGAGCGTGGCGTACCACCTGGACGGTCACAGCGCCCCAGATATCAGCACATAACGTGATTCCTTCAGATTCACGGTCTGCACCAGGCCACCGCTAATCACCCTGTTTTCCGTCACGATTTCCCTTGTGCCTCCCGGCTGCCGGGTCTTACGCACATAATCCACCGCCACCACGATCTTGCCTGTCCTATCCTTGGCGTCTTCCGCCACGTCGAACACGTAAAGCAGCGTTTGCTTTTCATCATCCCATAGGACGGCAACCGGATCCGCCAGCAATTCAGGCAGGCGCTGGACGTATTCCAAAGGGACGTTCTTGCCGGAATCCAGTTTCGCATCGCGCACCAGGTGGGCCAGCTTTGAATCATCGATGGCGATAGCAGCCGACTGGGGGGCGGCATCCCTGACCTTGGCCAGATATGCGACGACATCCGGCGTCAGCGCGCCGATCACGTGCCGCTCACCCTTGGGCGTCATTTCGCCGGCCACCGTTTCCACCCAGGCGGAAAACTCGCGCTCCAGCTCGGGCACGATCAGCTTTTCCATCGAGGCGAATGCGGCGGCGCCGAGGTCGGCCGGCGCAGCGGACATCTTGCCGACGAATGCTTCGCTGGTTTGCGACAATCCGCCCTTTCCTGGGTGGTAACCCCAGCCGGGATCGACCCCCTTTGGCACCTGGAACACCTCCCCGGTGCGCGGATTCTCCCACTCGAAGGCGTCGCTTGTCGGCGCAGTGTCCGGACCGTCCTTACCCATTCTCTTCAAGTCGCGCTCGGACAGCTGAATCACCATGCAGCGGCAGTTCCAGCCGTTGGGTGGGAAGTGGGTATCCCACCATGGATCGTCCCAGCGCAGCACCATTCCGCTCCAGGCGCGATGCGCCGGACGGGTGCGATCATCGTCCACCGCCACGTACATCAGGTAGGGCGCGGACTCGGCATTCTTGACGATTTTAGCCCAGTGCCCGGCCGCATAGGACGTGCGCAGATTGGTGTCGTAGATGATCTTGAGGCGCCGGCTGCTGCCGAGCTGCACCTCGCTCACCTCGCCGGTGGCGGGATCGACCATGTCCTGGCGCCCCCACCATCCGCGCGCGATCATCAGGGGCTTGAGTTGATCCTTGAACCATTGCAGCGACCTGCCCTCGGCGATAGCCTGGTCGACGGCATGCTTAACGTCCGCGAGCAGATCGAGGTCGAGCATCTTGGCGACGGTGAAGCCGACATCGTGCTCTTCGTGCAGCATATCGCGCCAGTCGAAGCGCGCTTCCAGTCCCTTGGCCCGGAAGAAGGAAAGCGCCTCCTGGGGTACCAAGCTGAAATTGGCGGCAATGGTCATTTCGACGCGCCGAGCAGTCCGGCGTTAAATCCCGCATTGGTCAGCGAATCGGTCAAGGCTTGCGGCGGGTCTTGCTTGATCAGATCCGCCAGGTGCTCGCGGAAGGTCGCGAGATCGCCGGATTCTTCCAGCATGGCGAACAGATCGTCGAGGCGGCTCCCCAGGAGCGCTTGGTACTGCTCGGCGAACTTGGACGCAGCGCCTTTCATCGCTTGTTGATCAGCCAGGCCGGATTTGACCTTATCGGCCAGATCGGCGGGAAGAATCGAATCTATCACCTCGGAAAATGCGGTAAGGTCGCCGATCTGCTGCGCTGGTGTATTCGATTGCTGGAGTACGATGGGCTTTTCCGTCCATTCCCCGCCATACGTCTCGTTGATGTAGGCCAGCGAAGGCTTGAAGCCCATGTCGAAGATGGTCTTGTCGCGCGTGGCCACGGCGCCCAGGTCTTTCTGTTCCTCCACCTTGCGCCATACCCTGGGGGGAGTGGCGCCGGGACAGTTCAGCTCGGTGATCCAGGCGACCAGGGTTTTGTTGAGCGTGCCCGACAGCATGTCCGAATCGGCCTGCACCAGCTCCAGGCGCACTTCGTTGCGCGTGATGGCGGCCGAGGCGGCCTGTCCGCCGCTGCCCCTGGCGATGGGCGCCTCGCCCAGCACCGCCATGGTGATTTGCTCATCCATGTAGCGCGCGAGCTTTTCGTAGGTGTCGGTGGCGCCGCCCCGCGTGGCTTCGAGCAGCTCGATCACCATGCCTTCGGGCACGATCACGCCGGCGTCCTGCGCGATGGCGGAAAGCGCATCGAGCAGCTTTTTCTGGTCCTGGAGCTGGGAACCGTTAGGGTACTTGCCCACCGCCGTCGGGCTGCCGAACTTGTCGACGAAGGTGAGCCAGAACGTGATGCCCTGGCGCTTGAAAAATACCGGCCAGAACAGGCGCGAACCCAGGCCGAGGCCATAAGGGTTGCCAT